ATGGATTTCAATGTCGGCAATATGAGCGCAGTGATTAACGTCAAACGTGACGGCGACCCTCATGCAGTTGATGAAATTATAGGCGCACTCGACACGCCCGATATGGTCAACATGATTAAGGAACGCTATTGGAGGTATTTGGATGGTCATTACCGCAAGACCCACCAGATACGGATATATCCAGATGCAAGCGGCAAGGCACGAAAGACGGTCAATGCAAGCACAACAGATTTGCAACTACTAAAAGACGCGGGATTTACAGTATCGGCTCCGTCAGGCAATCCACCTGTTAAAGACCGTGTTAATTCAATGAGCGCAATGATTTGCAATTCACGCGGAATAAGGCGGCTCAGGGTCAATACAGACAAATGTCCGACACTCGCGGAAAACCTCGAACAGCAGGCATATAACGACCGTGGCGAACCTGACAAAAGCAACAACAAAGATCATACCAATGACGCTCAGGGTTACTTTATCCACCGTGATTATCCATTGAGACGACCAGTGACTAAACTAAATATCGGGGTAGCAATGTGAATACAGTTGATTATCAGCGTCCCGAAATTGCCAAACACTCCCTTGATTGGGACAAAGTCTATGACGTGGTCTCGGGTGAGCGTGTCGTCAAATCAAAAAAAGAGACGTACCTCCCGAAGCCTAACCCAACAGACGGAAGCCCGGAAAACACTACCAGGTATAACCAGTACGTTGAGCGATCAGTATTTTTCAATGCTACAGGACGCACTCTTGAAGGCTTGGTCGGTATCGCATTTAGTAACGGCCCAGAAGTTGAAGTACCGGCCTCGATGGAATTCGTCAATGACGACGCTGATGGCGCAAGTGGTGGCATAGCTAACCAAAGCCACAGGGTACTGGAAGCACTGCTCAAGAAAGGCCGTGCAGGGCTACTGGTTGACCACCCAGCGGCAACGGGTGCGATAAGCAAGGCTCAACAGTTAGCAGGCAATATACACGCGACAATCACCACCTACGAAGCCGGGTCAATTATCAATTGGCGCCTGGATGATAACCAAGATTTGAGCATGGTCGTGTTATTCGAATCGGTTGAAGAGCCGGACGGCTACGGGCTTGAATACATCGACCAGTGGCGTGAGCTTGTCATAGGCAGGCTATCAACCGAAGACGATAACGCTCAGATGCGATATGTCGTCAAGCTATGGCGCAAAAATACCGAAGGCGGTAAAGACGAGTTTTACATCTTTGATGAGTATGAGGTCAAGGATGCAACTGGAAAGCCTTGGACGAAAATACCCTTTACCTTTTGTGGTGCAGTAGATAACAATAGCGAAGTCGATAAAGCACCAATGCTTGACCTTGCCTGCCTGAATATAGCGCACTACCGCAATTCAGCAGACTACGAAGAATCGGCATATTTCATGGGTCAGCCGTGGCTTGCAATGTCCGGCCTCGATGACCAGTGGGTTAAGGATCACCTGAGCAGCGGTACATACGTTGGCTCAAGGGCTGTTACACCATTGCCTGAAGGCGGACAACCGCACATGTTACAGGCCGCACCAAACACGCTTGCCGGCGCCGCAATGGACAGCAAAGAAAAACAGATGGTCGCAATGGGTGCTAGGTTGCTAACCCATGGCGAAGCAATCAAAACGGCTGAACAATCACGCTCAGAAACAGCAGCGGCGCACAGCGTTTTAAGCCTTGCAGCGACCAATATGGCCCTAGCATATACCCAGGCCTTGGAATGGGTGCAGGAGTTCACCTCTGGCGCTTCTGGTGCTATATCGTACATCATGCCAATAGACTATACAGGCCTGATGGCTAATCCGAATCTGATCAACTCAATTGTCGCCGCTTGGCAGTCTGGTTCAATACCGACCAGCGATAAAAACGCAGCGTTCAGGCAGTTGGGCGTTATCAACCGCGACAAAGATGACGAAATGATTGCAGATGAAGTTGATTCAGAGGGCGGTGGATTGGAGTTGGGTGTATGAAAATCACATACAAAACTGAGATAGTTGTTGGCGGGTTAAAACACATTATGACAACGACTGCACACAAATCATTAATTGATGATGCACACAAAAAACACATAGAGCTTCTTGGGTTTGATTCTCGGCAAGAGCATGGCGATGGGTCAAATGGTGATGGTTATATACCCCAAGCAACAATGGGAATGTCAGTTAATGGCATTGGCTAGAAATGCCAGCAATATCCGCAGTCTCATTTAACGCAACGGTTCGTCACCAGGTATTCCTGGAGCGGTTAAAGGCGGGACAAGCCAAAGACATAACCCCGTTTCTCAAGGCGATAGATAAGAACATTCGCCTCAGATTGTCGAAATCAGAGCTAACCGGATACAGTCGGTTACGGCTAAACAAGCTGTTAATTGCAATCAGCAAAATGATTGACGCTGAATTGCTCGCTTTTTCGGGACAGTTGACACTTGATTTGCAAGAGCTTGCGGTTCTGGAATCTATATTTGAGGGCAAATCACTCACAAACGCGGTAGATAACAAGGCGTTTGAAGCAGTCGTTCCAAGCGACACACAAGTCAGGGCGGCTATATTCGCTGCACCGCTTGGGGTTCGTGGTGCGCAAGGCGGTAAGTTACTGAAGCCGTTCCTGAAAGACTGGTCAAAGTCTCAGAAGGACGCACTTGTAGGCGTTATCCGTCAGGGTGTATTTGAAGGCCAGACCAACGCGCAGATAGTCAAGGCTGTTCGCGGCACTGCACCGGCTAAGTTTCTGGATGGCAAACTGGCAGTGGTCAACAGGCAGACTACCGCACTTGTCAGGACAGCGGTACAGCATGTTTCCAGTATTGCAAGGCAAGCGACCTCAGCAGCGAACAGCGATTTGGTCGTAGGCTATCAATGGAACAGTGTCTTGGACAGCAGGACTAGCGATATTTGCCAAGCCCTTGATGGCAGGATCCAGAAGCACGGGCAGGGAATATACCCACCTGCCCACATCAATTGCAGATCCGCTTATGTTGATGTACTTGATGAAAGGTTCGCTTTTCTCAAGGAAGGTGCAACACGCTCGGCAAACTTTGGCCCTGTTGATGCTAACGAAACATACTTTTCGTGGATTAAGAAACAACCACTTAAATTTCAAGAGGCGGCAATGGGCAAGAATTACGCAAAGCTATTAAACAAGGGTGGATTATCAGCCAAGCAATTCGGCAGATTACGCCTTGATAAGAATTTCAAACCGCTGACATTGGCGGAAATGCAGAAGTTAGAACCGCTTGCATTTGTTAAGGCGGGAATTAATCTAAATCCGGCAACTGGGTTGCCTATCACGGGGTGATAAAATGAAGTACCAAGTATCAGTAAGTGAATTTACAGATTTATCCGAAGACGAACAAAAGTTATACAGCAGTGAGAAAGACGGCAACCACACGATTAAGATTGATGGCTTGCCAAAGCAGGAAGATGTATCTGGCCTAAAAGCCAAGGTCGAGCAATTACTGACCGAGGCGAAGGATGCCAAGAAAAAGACCAAAGACGCGGAGAAACTAGCCGCAGATGCAGCAATGAAGAAAGCATCTAATGACGGTGATGTCGAAGCCCTTGAGAAATCGTGGCAGACGAAATACGACACGCTGCAAGCCGGTTTAACAACTGAGCGAGATGATGCACTCGGCCTGCTGGGTCGTGAGAAAGTACATTCCAGAGCAGTTGAATTGGCGACCATCCTTGCAGTCCAGGGTAGTGCTGATGTACTGCTACCACATATTGAATCGCGGTTATCAATGGAGATCGAGGATGGCAGGGCCGTCACGATTGTCAATGATACAGCAGGCAAGCGATCAGCTTTAACAGTTGAGGAGCTTGGCAAAGAGATTGCAGCAAACGCGGCATTTGCGCCGTTGATTGTTGCTAGTAATGCAGCCGGAGGCGGGGCCAACGGGAAGAATAGCGGTGGGGCCGCGAAACAGAAAACAGCTACTCGCACTGATTTTGCATCATGGTCACCTGACCAGCAGAAGAGTTTCAGCGTCGAGGGCGGCACACTAACCGAGTAACCGGAGGCCCTAAATGGCTAACACATTAACTTCCCTTATCCCTGACCTGTATCGTGCGCTTGATGTTGTAAGCCGCGAGCTTGTTGGGTTCATCCCCGCAGTAACGCGGGATTCCCAGGTAGCAGAAGCAGCGATTGGACAGACCGTTTATTCCTATACTGCACCTGCCGCAACCGCTGGCAATGTTACCGCAGCCGCTACCGTTCCAGATGATGGCAATCAGACTTTCGGTAATAAGACTATTGCTGTAACCAAGTCTCGCCGGGTTCCGATTCGTTGGAATGGTGAACAGACCAAGCAGATGGATAGCGGCTTTGGTACTGCAAACATGATGCAGGGTCAGTTCCAGCAGGCTTTTCGTACCTTGACCAATGAGATTGAAACTGATCTCGCGTCATTGAACGATGAGGCTTCTCGTGCATACGGTGACGGCGGAACTAATCCGTTTGCATCAACGCTCGCTGATACAGCTAACCTGCGTAAGATCATGGACGATAACGGCGCACCACGGGCTGACCGACAGTTGGTAATTGATACAACTGCTGGTGCAACCATGCGTACTCTTGCTCAGTTGACCAAGGCTAACGAAGCCTCAGACGCTAGCATGTTGCGTCAGGGTACGTTGCTTGACTTGCACGGCTTCGCAGTACGCGAATCTGGACAGGTTGAACAGCTTGTAACGTCAGGTACTAACAACGGTTCGGCGGCAACCGATAACGCCGGTTATGCGATTGGCGCAACCTCGATAACCCTTGGCTCAGCAGGTACAGGCACGATTATAACGGGTGACGTTATCCGGTTTGCCGGTGATGATAACCAGTATGTTGTTGTTACAGGCGATACCGATGTATCCAATGGCGGAACGATTGTCATTGCTGAGCCTGGGCTACAGATTGCTGTATCAGGCGTTACGGTTATCACAACCGAGGAAGCCAGTACACGTAACATGGCATTTAGCCGTGATGCAATCGTGCTTGCAACCCGCTTACCTGCACTCCCTGCCGGCGGCGATCTTGCTGTTGACCGTGCTGTAATTACCGACCCGTACTCTGGACTCAGCTTCCAGGTCAGTCAGTATGCACAGTATCGTCAGATGCAGACTGAGATTGCAATCGCTTGGGGTTTCGGAGCAATGAAGCCGGAACACATGGCGTTGCTGCTTGGCTAAGTAGTGTTAAACCTTTCCCCGCTGGCGTTTGCTGGCGGGGATTGTCTCAGAAACAAAAGGTGACAAATAATGACCGATGACAAACAGGTCCGCATTTCAATTGGCGCGGGTGATAACGCTGATGGCAAAGGTCATTATTATTTTATTGACCAAAGCAAGATGAAGGAAGGCGATGTAATTTGGGACGAGGAAGCGCATATCGCGAAATGGACTCCCAAGACCACAAAGAAAACGAGCAAAAAGAAGTAGATTATGACACTCATAATTGAAGATGGCTCAGAAGTAACCAGCGCAAACAGTTATGCAACGTATGCTGAACTGGTCGCCTATGGATTACTCAGGAGCGTAACCATAACCGCAGTCCAAGCCAGTGGTGAAGCATATCTCATCGAAGCAATGGACGCACTCCAGGATCGAAACTGGAAAGGCGAACGTGTCACAACTACACAGGCTTTGGCATGGCCTCGCACGGGCGTATATGTCGATAACCAAGTTGTCGAATATGACGAAATCCCAAGAGAATTAAAGTATGGGCAGTTGGCTCTGGCCTTTGCTGCTCACCAAGGCACTACATTAATGCCTACATCTACAGCAATGCCAAAAGGTGCTGTTATAGAGGAGCGCGTAGAAGGCGCGGTAACGGTCAAGTATGCCAATAGTGGGAGTGTCCTATCAGTTGCGGCAGATGCAACGGCAGACGCACTGCTTAAGGTGCTTGAAATCAAATCTGGTCTGCGCGTAATGAGGGCTTAATAATGTCGAGATTAACAGCTTTTGGTGATTTTAGGATGGACGTTCCATCGGGCGCTGTCCCAAACCACTCAGCGGTTAATAAATTCGGTCGCAATCCTAGTATTGCCGCAAAAGCTAATGGCAATTGATTACGCTGCACTAGCCACAACAGCAACGCGGCTACTGGATGAGAACGGCAAGGGTGAGGCGGTTCTTCGCTCAGTTATCAGCCTTGATTCAGACCCAGCAGCGGGAACGGTTGGCTTCGTGCTGACAAGCTCAGTGGATGTAAATGCCATCCAGATTGCGCACAATGAGCATTTAGTTCCAGGAGCGTTAATCGAGACAGACGACAAGTTCTGGATGCTCGATACTCGCGCTAATTTAGGCGATGAAATACTGGTTGATGATCTGCTTTATAACGTAGTTGAAACATGGCCTACGGAACCAGGTGATACATTCATCGCTTGCCGTGCTCAGACTCGCGGCGGTGTGGGAATCACAATTTTCAATATAATTAACGGCGTTGATAGTGTGATAAACGGTACAACAAACGTGGTGGCAATATAATGGTAACAGAAGTACAACTATCGACACTTGGCTCGGTCATAAAGACCGCCTATGAGCTGGAATCAGACACTAACGCTTATACCGATGCGGAAGTGGTGCTGGCTGCCGCAGCGGTTCAGCCCAGTGGCGCACTTGGTACACCCTCAAGCGGAACATTGACCAATGCTACCGGCCTACCCATTGCCACTGGAGTCTCAGGGCTTGCGGCAGGTATCGCAACTGCCTTGGCCACACCGACAAGCGCAAATCTGAAAACAGCGGTAACAGATGAAACCGGCTCTGGTGCTTTGGTATTCGCCACCAGCCCGACAC